TCAAGTAGCCTACGCTCTTGCCCCGCAATTTGGCAGACCCAGATAGCCGTCGAATCACCAACGCCCAAGTCCCATGCGGTATAAGTCTTGCATAAATCATCCCGCGCGAATTCCTTGAATCTATCCTGTGGCAAGTCGTTAAGCGTAGCAGCGTAATACGCGCCCTCAACCGGACTGTCAAAGGAACACTCGAACTCTTGGGCATACTTATCATCACCCATTTCTTTCTTAGCAGCGAGCAGTTCCTCTTTTGCAAGTATGTTCGTCTGCGAAGCCCTGAACTCCAATAACTTCCACTCTGGCTCTTTCTCTGCTCGGTCTCTAAAATCTTTGAAATGGTTTGCACCCTTTGGTGTTCCTAAAAATACCGCCCAACCCATACGGTCTGCGAGAGCAGGACGAATAATCTCGTTCCATATCTTCGGGTTCTGGTCACCAATCTCGTCCAGAATAACGCCATCGAAGTATTGGCCTCGCAAAGAATCGGGGTTGTCTGAGCCATATAACTGTATTCTCCTGCCGTAGAAGTCTACACGCAACTCCGAGATGTTTGCCTCGGCTTTAAGCGGTCTTGTGAAGTTGCATAGGTAGTCCCACGCAACCCGCTTGGCCTGTCCGTAAGTCGGAGCAATGTAGGCAAATCTTGGGTCTGGCTTGTCGCATTGCAAGGAGGCGTGGATGAGCTGGTTTAAGGCTGCAACCGTCTTTCCCAACCTGCGGTGAGCCACGACCACAACAAAGCGGTGACTCTCCACGGCATCGTGAATCTGTCTTTGCTCTGGCCTTGGCTTGTATCCGGTCTCAATTACCGTCATATTCCCGTGACCACCTTAATGGTCAGCGGGCCGTTCTCTGCGCCAGTTACTTCTGTTCTCGCTAGTTTAGGGATGTGGTACTCAATCGCCTTTAGGTAGATGTCGCACGCCTTTTCAGGACTCTCCGCTGCGACCTTTGTGAGCCACTCAGCGAAGTTCTGTGCGTTGTCCTCTGCCATCCTAGCAATGGCCTCTCTGACCGCCGTGGTGGCCCTGTTAGGGGTTCCCTTGGGCCTTCCTGGCCCCGCAAGTCCTTCTCCGATTTTTGGTGTTTCTTTAACGGTTTCCATGTCCGAATCCTTAGTGGTTGTTCGGTATAACTGTGGTAATTATACAACTATTCTTCTTCGCTGCCTAGCAGTCCTAGTGCGGGTATTGCAGGAGTTGCGGCGAACAATGGCTGACCCTTTGTTAGTACAGACTCACGCATCTTAGGAGTGATGTCCATCTTCCAGACTTCTACTCCATCCATATCAGTCTTGCCTACCTTGGCATCGAACTTCTTGCCTAGCTTTTCTAGTGACTTAGGTAGGATTTGGTCGTAAAAGCCTTTCATGCCTTCACCGCCTACTTGTAAGTCTAAACCTGTATAGGTCACTTTGTTTCCATTTTGCAAGTCTTGTAATGCTTTGGCAGCAAGCTCTTTGCCAATGTATTCATCTAAATTGTTTTCTGTGGCATTGCGAAAAAACATCTTAGAGTTTCCGTCTTTATCAACCCTTCCAACCCTAAGTCCTGAATCAGTTTTATAAACGGTTACTTCTTGAATCTGCTTACTTAGGTCATACCGTTCTGCCTGTGTCTTGCCGGTGGTAAAGGCTATTTGGTCGTAACCTTTTTCTGATGCCTCTTGTATAGCACGTTTTAGGGACAGTTCATGCCATGTTGTCTTAAATGGTGCGTCTGGGACTTGTTGCCCAAAAGTACGCCCAAGTCTATTTTGCTCGGTCTGCAAGTTGTTTATACGATTTGAAACAGCAGACCATCTATCAACAATATCGCTTGGAGCGTCTTTTCCTTGACTTGCATAAGGCAACGCAAGTTCTTCTAACCTACGCTGCTCATCTAAAAGGCTTTGACGCTCTGCAAGAATGTTGTCTAACTTTTGTTGCTCTGCGGCTTTGGCTTCTGGTGTGTCATAACCCTTCTTACGCCCAGCCTGATGCCAATCTGACTGTACTTCTTCTATGAATAGGGTTTTCTTACCGTCTACTACTCGGTCATTTACCCTCATGTGAGCGAGGATATTTGGTTGCTCAAAATGGGAAGATTTGAACGAAGAACCACCAAGTTCTGCGTTTCTTTTAACTGCTGCTTGTTCTGCTAAACCTCTTTCGCTGTAAGAAACAGGTTGTCCGTCTCTAAATGGCCCAACACGATTGCCGCTTGGGTCAACAACGCCAAACCGACCATTTTCTAATTCAACAACTTTAGTTGTTTTTCCAGCACTAGGCAGCGTCAGCAATATCTCTCTGTAATTCTCACCGCCTGGTAGGGTGTAGGAGGAGAACTTAGTTAACCCTCTGTCAATAAAGTAATCTGCATCATTTTCTGTCCCAGAAAATACAATTTTTCCTCGCTGGTCAATCACATCATAAAAGTCTTGGTCTGGCGGGCTATTTACTGAAAATTGCTTTTTGTATCCATTGTCAGATAAAGCAACTTCCTGTAAGTCCACACGGTTAGCGGCAAGATAGTCCTGCACCTCTTGCTTGGTGACGCTAGGTTTAGACTTTAGGAAGTCGTCTAGCCCCGTCCACTTTACTTCCTCTGGCTTTACGCCCGCAGTCTTTTCTATCTGCGCTAAGAATTGACTTCCTGTTCCCTTGTTTTGCAGGGGGATGGTTGCCTGTTCTAGTGCGGAATAGAACCCTAAATCGGACTTTACAGGGGTTTCTAGTAAACCTGATGGTCTGGGTGCTACGGCTTGCATAAACGGCATAGCGGTCTCTTGTAAGACCTGTGGAGCCGTTGCCTGTGGGTTGCCTGTAATCTGCCTTACGAGTGCGTCTGCTGCCCTGTTAGCCTGTTCTGTGGTGATTTCTCCTACCCTGCCAACAGCCCTCGCACCGGCCATTGGGTTTATAAGCCCAGCCATAACCCTGCCAATGGTCTCTGGGGCAGAGCCGGTTGGTTGTTGCGACAGACCTAACCTGGTTGCTGCGTCTATAAGTTGTGCGCTACCGCCAAATGGTCTATCGGTAGAAATGTAATTTTGGTCTGTGCCACGGATTTGGTTTACAAGGTAGTCAATCCCTTGCAACGGCAGGTTTCCGATGTCGGACACAGCCCCAGCCAAGTCCATCGGGTAGTAAGAAACGCCGCGACCAAAGTCACGGAGGCTTCTGCCTACGCCAGATAAGACCGCCGGAAAGTCCTGCGTGTCCTCGGGGAGGGTGGGATAGAACATCCCATCATACGGGTATGCCACTTACAGCCCTAGCTTTGCAAGAACACGTTTGACGAGTAATTTAACGTCTGACCACAGGGTGTGTAACATATCAATCCTTCTTAAGAATGACTTGCAGGGCATCTACGGCACGAGGGGTTCTTATGATGTTCCCTATGGGAACCTTTTGCTCCCTCAGCTCGTGACCCAAGTCTGAGAGTTCAAAGCCCATCTGCGTGCAGGTAAATTTTTCCGACTCGGGCCATCCTAAGTACCATGCCCAATCGCAGTAATACAACCATGAGTTTTCGTTAAACGCCCGCACATGAGTCGGGTCTTGCCACGCCCCTAGACTTAGGTCATAAGGCACATGGATGTGCATCTCGCCGCCGCGCTTTAGCAGGTCTCGGCAGTTAGTCATCGCGGATACTAGGTCTGGGATATGCTCCAAGACATCGTTGGCGATTATCTCGGTGACCATTCCCTTCTCTACCGCGAACCGTCCCAAGCGGGTGTCTATAACGTCGCCCCACGGTACTTTTGTAATGTCTACCACCCAATCGGGTTTCTTCTCCGGCTGGATGTCAGCGTTTATGCAGTCCTTGCGCCAATCTTTACCAGAGCCAAGGTTTAGTTTCAGAGTCGTCTCACAAAGTCTAGTGCGGAACGGATGACTTGGTGCATATCGTAATACTTGTATTCGGCAAGTCTACCACCTAACAAAATCCCACTCTCTTGAGCCTTTGCCTTGTAACTAGCGTAGAGGGCGTTGTTTGCCTGGTCATTGACCGGATACATCGCCTCTTGCTGTGGGGTGTAGTCTACGGGGGTCTCGTAGGTTATCCAGGTTGTAGGAGACTGCGTGCTCTCAAAGTGCTTATGTTCCACAATCCTTGTGTAAGGAATGTCGCTGTCTGGGTAGTTCACCACCGCAGAGCCTTGGAAGTTCTCTTGTTGCAGGTGTTGGTGGTCGAACTGCACCGTCTTGTACTCTAAGACCCCAAATTCGTAGTCAAAGAGCCTGTCTATCGGGCCGGTATAGATAACCTTACCCCTAGAGTCCCAGAACCCCTTGTTGGCGAAATAGTCGGTGTTTAGGTTGACCTCTACTCTGTCTAGCAGCTTCTCGAATATCTGCGTATACCCACCTATCGGGATGCCCTGGTAGGTGTCAAAGAAATAGTTGTTGTCGTATGTGAACCTAACAGGAAGCCTTCGGATGATTGCCGCCGGTAACTCTGTTGCTGGCTTGCGCCATTGCTTTTCTGTGTAACCTTTTATGAACTTGCGGTAGACCTCGGAGCCGACCAACATAATGGCCTGTTCCTCTAGGTTCTTGGGTTCGCCAGAAATCACGGTTTGCGCCGCAATAATCTTCTTTGCTTCCTCTGGCGTGGATATTCCCCACAACTTTGAAAATGTCCACATGGAGAACGGCAGGGAAAACGCCTTGCCGCCCACCATCGCCACCGTCTGAACGCGGTAGTTGTTAAAGGTTACGAACTGGTTTATCCAATCCCATACCTCTTTGTCCGAGGTGTGGAATACATGGGGGCCGTAAACGTGAACCTGAATCCCATCCCGGTTCTCGGTGTAGACGTTCCCGCCTATGTGGTGTCTCTTTTCCACAACGACCACACGCTTGCCGCGCTTTTTTAACTCGTAAGCGCAGATTGCCCCAAAGAAGCCGGAGCCAACAATCACATAGTCATATTCCACGGATAGCGGCTTTGTGTTCCGGAGGGATGGTTTGTGGGGACTTACATTGTTCGTAAAAGTATTTCTCTACTTCCTCTCGGCTAGAGAGTTTGAACTGGTAACTGGCGTTGCCGTCGTCTTTTATCTTCCACTTTGCCACCCGCATTTCGTGGCGGCGCAGCATCATCTCGAAGTCGTGCCTGTGCAGGTGCAACAAATGTAGCCCGCGCTTGAACACGTTTTGCTTCTCTTGGCTGTGGAACCCCCACGCCCAGTTTAGCGGGACTTTGGAGAGTAGCGTCTTGTCGTACAGTGAGTGTCTGAACCAATGGTTGCGCTTTGGCAGGATTTCTTCTTCGTCCGAGAGTGCCGGTTCGGTGTCTCGGTTCTGCATCATTTCGTGCCCGATGCAGGTGACGTAGTCGTATTCTGCGTCGTTAAACCAATCTATGTACTGGTCTAGCGGCTGGTATAGGGGGTAAACAATCTCGTCAGACTCGGCAAACAGGACACTTTTGTAAGATTTCAGTAGTTCCTGTTGCTGGTTTTTGATGGTCTGCACAATCCAATTGTGGTCTACGGCGACCTCGTTTTCTACGGGGATGACGTTGACATCTAACCCCTGCGTTGACCCGTCCGAGGACTGATGGTCAAGCACATAAATATCTTCTGGCTTAAAGAACTGCTTGTAGTACCCCAACCATTTTGGTAGGAAATACCCCTCGTCCTTCACCATCACAAAGACGGCACACTTTTTCACTTGGGCTTGTGTCTCTCTTTTAGCCTTGCGCCGAGCGCTTTGAGTTCTTGGAGGTCGGCTTGGTTTTGCGGGACTTTGGCTGCCCAGCGTTTGAACTGGAGCGCGGCTGGCGTGGCTCTGCCTTTTTCGTCTTTGAGACTATGGCCTGCGCTGAGAGCTTGGGCTGCTTTGCGGTAGATGAACTTGGCGCGGTCGTACTTGTCGCCTGTTGAGGCTCCTTTGAGCGACCGAACAGGTGCGCGAACATCTCCACCAGACCGATTATGTTCGGCCATTTTTTTCGTAGTTGCTCTGTCATACGCTTCAAACCTCTTTGCGGCTTCCTTGAGTTTCATTTCTTGGCTTGCGCCCCGCGCATATTAGCCAGGAGGCTAGGGTACTTTGTCCCCGTAGACTTGGCAAACCGCTTGGCGGCTGCCTTCTGGTTTGGGCTGAGTGCCTTGGGTTTACCCAGAGCCTTGGGTCTAGCCTTCTCGTAGACTTCTTTCTTCATTTTTTCACCTTGTTGGGGAGTTTCTTGAGGCTAGACTGCCCTTCCTTGACCATCTTCTTGGCTACCTTCTGGGGGACACCCGTAGCCTTGGCGACCTTGGGGGACGCGGCTGCGGCGAACATCAGGCGGGACTGAGCTTTGGACTTGAAAGGCAATTTTAATCTCCCGTTGGGCAGTTAAAGAGGTCTTTAATCCGATTCTTCCTCGGATTCTTCTTCTTTGTCGAACTCCCACGCTAGGCACACATTCTTGTCGGAACAGGAAAATTCGTAGATTTGGCAGAATCCCTGACCCTTGGGCAGTTGGTAGTCGGTATCGAAATACTCGCAGTTACCGCACATCTGCTTGCCCTCGGCTGGGCCGTATTGGGCTTTTAGGACTGCATTAGCCTTGTTTGCCTTGTTTACGGACTCGTCCATCAGGGCTTCAGGCATCTCCATCTCGGACTCTAGCAGGCCACCTTCGGCCTTGTGCTTGCCCATAGGCTTGCCGAGAAGCCCAATCATTATGGTCGGCCCCTTCATTTCTTGGGAGCGTACTTACCCGGCTTTGCGGGCTTCATTGGCTTCTTGGCGGGCTTCATTGGCTTTTTTCCGTACATGGTTATCACCTTATAAGAAAACCCCCCCAGCTTTTGACTGAGGGGGTTTGAGGGCTTGAAGGAGTAGCCGGAGGAGGTCGTACTACTCCACCGATGATGATACACGCTTTTTAACTTTTTTCAACCGTTTTTGGAACATACCCCCAAATGTTTTTTCGCCCTTTTTCTGCGGTTAGTTGCACCCGTTCTATCTGCCCAGATTTGAGAAGGCTTGCAAGGGAACCGGAACAGATACCTGGCTTCATGTCCAACGCCGTTTTGATTGCGTTCAGGGTTGCGGGTTCCTCCGAGTTGAAGATTACCTCGTAGATTCTAGTCGTGTTTTTCATCGGCTTTCCTAATTGGGCAGTTTCGCCCTTGATTACAGTTATGTCCAAAACGGTCACAACAAGTCGGTTTTCTTGTGACATAGGCTACGATTGCGAGGGCGATGGCTGCGTAGAGAACCAACGCTTCTGTTGACAATCCATGCACTTCCATTGTTTGTTTCCCTTCTTGATTATATAACTTCCGTTTTCCTTGTTCCTATTTCGCTGGCAGGAGAAGCAAAACTTAGTCTTCAGCACCCCGTCCATCTTTAGGTTCATCTCTACGAACCCTATAAAAGGTTCGCGCACCAACTCTGACTTCTTCAACTTTCCCCTCCAGTAGTAACGAGACGCATACGCTGTATGCCTTGCTTTTGCTGACCGAGAATCTCTCTGCCAGGTGGGTTGGGTGAACTGGCTTGTTGCTTGCCAGAATGTAATCTTCGATTTTCATCTTCTACCATCTTTCTGTATCTTTTCATGGACTCTTTCAGGTCGGTTTTTTCGGCTGGGATATAAGTAAACCTACTCACTTTTGCCCTCTATCCCGTTTACCCACTTGTAGATTTCGTGTGCTGAGTTCTCAATCTCCTGACATAACGCCGCGATGGTGTTTCTGTCGGGAGCAAACGTGTTAGCCATCTCATGCTGGAGACGATTGCCACAATGAATAATCCGAACCGCGTGCTCGCTCTCATACATGATTCTTCCTTTTCAGTATCTTGTTTATTTCTGCGGCAAGTTCTATAACATCCCTGTCAACGTCAGAACCCCAGAGGTTGCAAGACTCAGCCGCCCTCTCTAGTTCTAGGATGTCTAACTCCTGCCACGGTTTTTGGGGCGACAGGTCTAAGACCCGCCGCTTGTTAGAAAGACTGTTGATTTGCTCTTGGTTCATAGCATCACCAGTACGGCGTAGCCTGTAACGCAACACGCTACAAAGGCTAGGGTGTCAAGCAGCCAGCTCTGCTTTTCTTCTGTCCTTGGCAACCGTGATAGCTGCGATAAACCCCGCATCTGATTGAGACGCGCTGTACGCTGCTTTCCAATTTGATTGTAAATCTGCGACATTTTTACTCTCCTCGATTAGTTTGACGAATTCTGCTGGCTCAGGTTTTGAGCCATCCTCCGGTAAGTCCTCACCTGCGTAGATGTATAAGCCTAGACCATGCATTGCAATCCCTTTTGCTAGGCAACGCATGATTGCCGTGTTGACCTGAAAAGCGTCTGGGTTAGGGATAGCCTTGTTCTTATGGTCAAGGACGGGCAGTTGGCAGGTCAGAGTCTTGCCGAACATGGTTACGTCTACGAACACCATCTTGGTGTCCCCGATGCTAACGTACGGTTTATCGTACGTTTCGCCGAACATCTTGACATTCCACTCTGCTTGCGGGTCTGCCTTGATTGCTTCTTGCCAAGCCCATGCCCACGACAGGTATGTAAGGTTGCCCTTCTTCTCCGTGTGGTCGTTGACGTTAATCTTTAGTAAGTCTACTGAGTTCATCCGTATCTCCTCTTAATATCTTCGTGTTCTTTCAAAGCCTCTAGTAAGAATTTTACTGCAATTGTTACATAATCCTCGTCACCGTTAGAGTCCCGTATGGTCTGAGCGCACCCAATCATCTTGCCGTGATTTTGAGCCATTAACCTGGCGCGTTCCCAGACCGAGTCCTCTTGCTCTTGTTGCTCCAGCTCTTGCTGGCGGGCTTGGCAATCAGTCACGGTTAGCCTCCCATGCGCGTTCTTGCCAGTAGGAATCGTCGTCTTCGTCTTCCTCGGACTCTGGTTCTTGGGGTGGTGTGTAATACCAATCTTCGTCGTATAACATTTTCTCTCTCCTCAAAGATGGGGCCGAAGCCCCGATAGTTAAATCCAGCGCGGTGATTTCCAGATTTGCCCGTCATCAAAACTGCGGACATGAATGTAATTGGCGGTTACTTTTTCAACCAAACCATGAATCATTGCTTCTGTACGAGCAGACCGCTGTGAGCGACCGTTATAAGCAACTAAGTAAACTTCGCATCCGATGTTGTATGTCTTCATTTTTATCTCCTTCAAGCCATGGCGTTATTGCCATGAACAGAATCTTACACCATTTTGAGGGGTTGTATAAGAAATCTACTAGGGACTAACCCTAATGTATGGTTATACAGTAGAATGTAAGAATGTCCCCTACGCAAAGAAGCCTCAAGTACCTACGCGACCAAGGCTACCGGTGCTGGATTGTGGAGAGGTGGTGTCCCTACTCCCGCAAGCGGATAGACCTGTGGAACTGTATAGACATTCTGGCGGTGGGCAACGGGGAGACCATAGGGGTACAGACCACCAGCAGGGGGAATGTCTCGGCTAGGGTCAAAAAAATCGAGGAAAACGAGTACTTTCCAGAGTTAGTCCGGTCTGGGTGGAAAGTCCATGTCCATGGGTGGGGGAAATTAAAGGCGGGCTGGACAATAAAATTGGTTGAACTTAACTGAATCCGTGGTATGCTAGCGGTATCGGAAGTGACGCTCCGGTATGTGGCTAAGGAAAGAACCTCTAAGTGAGGCTTGTAATGCACGCACCTTAGCCCGTGCTGGCCCGTCAAGCCCAAGTCTCACTTAGGGGTTTTTTTATTTCCGATTGCGACCATGCTGGTCAGGGTAACGGACGGCGGCATGGGTCTAAGAGCAGACCGTGGGGAAGTCTCTGAAATACTGCACTAGGGCGGCGAAGCCAGCACCCTTGAAGACGATAAGGCTGGCGAGTCATGTGCGGCTCCGAAGGGCAAACATGTAAAGGACTCTTTCATCTTATGACAGGGATGGCTGAGTCTTGCTCACCAAAGGGCAAGTATCATATACATACTAGAAGAGATTATGTATAAGTGTAAGTACCTAGAAGATAAGGTTACATAACCGATTAGAATACGCCACGAGGAGGTGGTAAATATGGATGACTTTGATAAGTTTTGGGCTGCTTACCCTAAGAAAGTAGCCAAGGCAGACGCTAGGAAGGCGTGGGCGCAGACAAAAGATATACGGCCCGAATTAACAAATTTGTTAACTGCCATAACCGCTAACTGCAAGACCGAGAGTTGGATGAAGTCTGGCGGGGCGTTTATCCCCTACCCAGCCACCTGGCTTCGTGGTGAGCGTTGGGAAGATGAACTGGAAGTGAAGTTGCCAAACGTAGTTAACGAGAAGCCTTGGCACGAAACCGCTACCGGCATAGAACTCAAGGGCAAGGAACTAGGATTAGACCCCAGCCAGTTTGAGTCGTTCCCACACTTTAAGGTTGCGGTAATGAGAGCCGCGCTTAAGTCTGCGTGATTCTTTCCCCGCACAATAGAGACGTAGCCAAGCAGATGGTGGATAACGCACCTGATGGCTATGTGCTAGAAGTCCGTCCTCCTAAACGCAGTTTAGACAGCAACAGGTACTACTGGGCGGTGTTGGGAGATATATCTGAGCAGATGGTTGTTGGTAAGGCTTACGAGCCAAGTATTTTTCATGAATACTTTAAGTCTTTGTTTTTGCCAGAAAAAATAATTGAATTACCAGATGGAAGCATAAAAATGATAGAACCAAGCACATCAGAATTAAATAAAGATACCTTTTCTGAATACCTAGAAAAAGTTATTAAATGGTCAATTGAGAACAACGTAAATTTTTCTAAAAATACCAAGGCTTTGCAACATGGAAATTAGAGACATCCCAGAGTTTTGCGGACTTTATAAAGCTACATCTGATGGTCAAATTTTGTCATTTACAACAAAACTGAATGGCAAAGCAATGAAGCTAAACAAAAGAAAAGATGGGTATTTACAGGTTCAAATAAAAATAAAACAAAAGGTACACAATCGGTTAGTTCACGTTTTGGTTGATAGGGCTTTCAATGGCGAAATCAATAGCCAACACGAAATAAATCACAAAGACGGAAATAAACTAAATAATAAATTTGAAAATTTAGAGCGCGTGACCAGACAAGAAAATGTGCGTCATGCGATTAAGATTGGGCTTTGGAATCCTTGCAGAGGTGAAGCGCATAGAAGTGCAAAATTAACAGAAGAAAAAATAATACAGATAAAAGAAGAAGCAACTGCTTGTAAAGTAAACAGGCGTTACAAATATGGATTTATTAAAGAAACGGCTAATAAATTTAATGTAAATGTCAGCACCATAAAACGAATTTTGAATAACGAGACATGGCAAAAAGAAAGAGTAAAACTTTAGATGAAAAAAACCATCTCTCTAAAGTTGCAGCCCTCGGATGCATGGTCTGCCGAAGAATTGGGTACTCT